AGTTTTCAATCTCCATTTTATTTTTTTCAAACCCTGAATGGAAAGTATAGACTCTTTTCTTTGGCTTCCATGTTTGATGATACGGTAAATAAGGTTTTTAATACATATTATGATAGAAGAGAAAGCACGAATAAACCCGGCACTGAGGCTGGGAGTGATCTTGACTATCAACAAAGAGAACAAACTATTCTAAGCGTGGCTTCCAATTTAAAACTTAATAAAAGTATTCAATCAAGAAGAGGGGCCTTTGCCTCTAGGAATAACTTTTTAGATTATTCAAATAAGACATACACCACTGAAGATTATGACTACAGTGAGAATTTTTTAACAAAGAAACCAACCTTGGAAAAGCACGGAATACTCTCAGATCAGTTTAAAATTGGCGATGAGAATTTGACAGACTTTAAAGAATCTCATTGTGAATATATGTCTCTAAACCACAACTCCTTTGGAGATAAAAACACTTGGTATAAAGAATCAGATAAAGAAAACACCCCATCTGGTTTCAATTATAACAATATGAGTAAAGGATCTAGGCAATTCTTAAACGCATATCAGGCACTTTTAAACACAATGACTCATGATATTCGTTTGAACGGGAACTTCAAACTGAATGCAGGTAAAAAAATAAAGTTGATGTTTCCAAAGGCCATAGATCCTGCTGTATATTCCCAATATACAAATAATGAAAAGGATTTAAATGGCCATGTAAACAACTTCCTTTCGGGTAAGTATCTCATCACATCGGTTGTTCATGAATTTGAGGATGATGAGTATTTTGTAGAGGTTAGAGTCAAAAGGGATTCTTTTTCAATTGAATTGAAATGAATGGACATGGAGATAGTTTTGTAGGTGGTAATTTTCTTTGGTTCACAGGAGTCATTGAAGATGTAAAAGATCCCGAAGAAATGGGGCGCTATCGTGTCCGGTGTTTTGGATACCATACCGATAATAAAGGACTGATAGAAACTAAACAACTCCCTTGGGCAAACGTAATGATGCCAATTACTTCGGCATCAACCTCTGGAATAGGCCAATCCGCAACTGGTCTTGTTCAAGGTTCGTGGGTAATTGGTTTCTTTCGTGATGGATCTAATGCACAAGATCCAATCATTATGGGATCGATTCCTTCAATGTTCGATTCCCGCCCCAACTATGATGTTGGTTTCACTGATCCAGATCAAACCTACCCTATAGAAGATACTTTGGGAAAACCTGACACTCCTCAACCAGCCCGAATAGATTATAAAGATTCGGCAGTCTATAAGAGTAAGGAGCAGACAAAAACAGATGTATCAAATGTAAAAACCGCAAATGGCGGTGATGATTGGGTCTTAAAAACCGTATCAGATAATGTGGTTCCGTCTTATCCAAAAAATCATGTTCAACAAACCGAGTCCGGTCATGTTATTGAATATGATGATACAACGGGTAAAGAACGAATTTCAACATTTCACAAATCTGGTACTTACGATGAGATTACCTCTGAGGGTGATAAAACACTGGTTATTCAGGGAGATGAATATGAGGTTGTTATTAAAAATAAAAATGTTTATATAAAGGGTGATCTCAATCTTACCGTTGATGGAGCTATGAGAACAAAGGTTAAAGGAAACTATGATTTAGAAGTATCAGGTAATGTTACTGAAGCAATTGGAGGTTCACAAACTATAAGTGTTGGTGAAAATCAAACAATAACAATCACTGGAGATCAGGAGGAAGTAATTGGAGGTTCACAAACTATAAGTGTTGGTGAAAATCAAACAATAACAATCACTGGAGATCAGGATATCACGGCGGCCATTACCACCATCAATAATAAAGTTAATATCAATAAGGATGTTAATGTTGTTGGAACTTTAGATGCAACAGTAGATGTAGTTGCGGGGCCCACTAATCGTAGTCTTGTTGGTCATTAACCCTTAATTTTTTTATCTTTGAATAACAATTCTCTGGAGTAAAGTTTATAAATAGAAAAGTATGGCCATTCAAGATTATAACAGTGTACAACAGGGGAACTTATCACTTTTCAAGCAATCTTCAAATGTCAGTAAAAATAAAGTATATTCAGATTTGAATCTGGAGTTTCTCCAACATCCTGATAGATTGGATATAATCCCCTTAAAGGATATTGATGCAGTAAAACAGTCTGTAAAAAATCTTGTTCTTACTAACTTTTATGAAAGACCTTTCCATCCAGAGATTGGTGGGAATGTATCTTCAAAACTTTTTGAACAAGCCGATGCTATTACCGGAATAGCAATTAAAAGAGAAATACTTCAAGTCTTAAAAGATTGGGAACCAAGAGTAAATGGAGTAAAGGTTGAAGTGTTTGATAATATTGACGCAAATGAACTCATTGTTAATATAATATACAATGTGATTTTTTTGCAGATGACAAGCGAAGTAACATTTAACTTACAAAGACTCAGATAACATGGCACAATTTAATACAACCGAACTTGATTTTGATCAAATAAAAACAAATTTAAAGACTCATTTCCTGAGAAATGATGGACCTTTTAAAGACTGGGATTTTGAAGGATCTGGTTTAAGTTCACTTCTCGATGTGTTGGCATATAATACTCACTATAATGCAGTAAATGCTCATATGTCAATGAATGAATCTTTTCTTGATTCTGCCCAACTTCGAGCAAATGTTGTTTCAAGAGCAAAACTTCTTGGATACACACCAACAAGTAACACCGCATCAGTTGCAAGAATTAATCTAACTCTTACTAAACAAAGTTCTAGTACAGCGGTGAAGTATACACTCAAAAGGGGAACGAGATTCACAACTCAACTGGACAACATAACATATACATTTCAAACAATATCAGATGTCACAGTTGGTCTTAGTGATGATGCAGATACGTTTGTTTTTAACAACCTTGATATATATCAGGGAAGTAGAAGACTTGTAGAGTATTCAGTTAATACTGCCATTTATCAGAAATTTACTATTAATTTTGCGGAGGCGGATACTGCCACTTTACTTGTTAAAGTTTTTAATGATCCTGATGATTTATCCCCTGATACATATACAAAATTCCAAACCTTCACTAATATAGATTCAACATCACAGATATATTTTCTCAATGAAAACGGAGATGGATTTTTTGATGTAACTTTCGGAGATAATATTATTGGTAAATCTCCACACGTTTTAAATATTATACAACTTGATTTTCTTACAACTGATGGAGAAATAGCAAATGGTGCCACCACATTCACATATGCTTCTGGTGCCGATGCAACTGTTCAGGGTGGAGCATCTATTACATTAGTTATAAAGTCGCAAGGTGGAGGAGATAAAGAAACTCTCTCAAGTATAAAATTTAACGCACCCCTAACATTCGTATCCCAGAATAGAGCGGTTACGGCCGAAGACTACAAAACTCTTATAAGACAAAATATCAATAATGTGGGAGATGTTTCAGTTTGGGGTGGAGAAAGTAATGAGATACCGAATTATGGTGAAGTAAATATTGCAATTCGACCGCTAGATGTAGACCAACTCACTTTAACAGATGCAGAAAAAAAAATAGCCGAGGCGTTTCTGGATGATATAAAAGTTGTAGCTATCAAACCAGTTCTTCACGATCCAAAATACACATATCTCTATTTTGAAGTTTTCTTCAAATACACTTTATCTCTTACATCAAAAACAAAACCAGAGTTGGAAACTGCTGTAAGAAACACGATTTCTACATTCAATACTAATAATCTTAACAATTTCAACGGGGTATTTCGGTATTCCCCCTTCCTAAAAGAAATTGATAACACCGATGTCGCCATAACAAACTCTACGGTAAGAATATACTCCTACAAAGATCTTACTATTACCGTTACCGGAAGCAATACCGCAAACGAAAGTTTAGAATTTGGATTTGCAATTGATGGAAAGGTGGATCAAACAGAGTCTATGATTTCATCAAACGGCTGGACTTATTCTGGATCATCGGTTTTGTTGGCCGATGAAAAAATTGTAGGAGATACTGAAAAAAGAAGAGTCTATGTATATA